GTGCCAAGACGTTTGAATCTTCATTAACCTCATTTTCCGGATCATTAGAATGTTACTGGGATGAAACTGATACTTCAGGCCAGGTGGCTTTAAGTAACGGTTCTTCAGTAACTTTAAATCTATATCCGGAAGGAGATCAAAGCGGAGACACTTATTACAGTGGCACCGCAATTGTGACTGGGAAAAGTGTTTCCGGTTCGCATGATGGTCTTATTGAGGCAAGCATCAGTTTCCAAGGTTCCGGTGCATTAACAATTACAACCGTATAAGAAGATGTCAGCAATAGATAACGCAGTTAAACATTTTGAAAATCAGGATGTGAGAGTAACGCTGGTTCCCGAATGGGGCCAAGACGATGAGCCTTTAAAAATATACAGCAAGCCATTAACGCTTAGTGAAACTTCCAAACTCTACAAAATGAGCCAGGAAGATGATCTAACGATGATGGCTTATGTATTAATTTATAAGGCACTGGATAGCGATGGGGAAAAGTTATTTGATATTGGCGACAAAAACAAACTTCTAAATAAAGTTGATCGTGAGGTGTTGGTTCGAGTGGCTCAAGAAATTATGGGGCAGGAGCCTATTGAGGAAGTAAAAAAGGACTAACAGAGGATGCTAATTTATATCTGCAATACAGCCTTGCAGATAGATTGGGTAAGACCTTAGAGGAATTACAACATATTAGTGTCCAGGAATACCAAGGCTGGATTGCTTATTTAGAAATCTTGGAAGATAGAAGAAACCATGGCAAGTAAAAAAATTAAAATACCAATAACGGCTATTGATCAAACAAAAGCTGCTTTTGGTAAAGTTACCTCCGGATTAAGGGGAATAGGTAGTGCTGCAAAAACGGCAAGTAAAGCGGTTGCGGGGGTAGGACTTGCAGCCGTTGGTGTTGGTGCTGCACTAACTGTATTGGCTAAAAAATCTCTTGATTACGTTGATGCAATTGGTAAAACCGCAACTAGAACAGGTATTGCTACAGATTTTATCCAGGCATTTCAACAGGGAGCAATAGAGGCTGGATCTTCAGTTGAACAAGCACAAAAAGGCCTAGAAAAATTCTCAAGATCTGTAGGTGATGCTTCAAGAGGTTTAAAAACTCAAGCAGATATATTTAAAGATCTTGGTGTTGAGATTAGAGATACAACTGGAGCCGTTAGAGGCAATACAGAAATACTATTAGAAGTTGCTGACGGTATTGCAGCACTTGGATCAGAAGCAGAAAAATCAACTGTATTAGCAAATTTATTCGGTAGATCTGGTATGCAGTTTGCACAGATATTTGAAAATGGTGCAGAGGGATTGAATAACTTTGTTGAAGAATTTAAACAGCTTGGATTCATCATAAGTGAATCTGGGATTAGAACAGCTGAAACATTTAACGATAGAGTTTCACAAATTAAAGCATCTATTTTTGGATTACAAAATCAAATTGTTGTTGGGCTGGCCCCAGCATTTCTTAAATTAGCAGATGATCTAAAACAATTTATCATTGAACAGGCAGCGGCTTCTGGTGGATTTGAAAAATTTGGAAAAGATGTTGCTGTAAGCATTATTGGTATTGCTCAAGCAACAGCCGTAGCCTTTGCGTCTGTTTTAAATTTTATTAATGGGCTTGCTCAGATAGATACAACTCTTTTAAATCTTGGTATTAGATTAATGAATTTAAGAGGTTTTGAACTAGATCTAATTCAAAAAGATAACATTATAAATATCGAAGATCTTAATAAAAAATTTGATCAGCTGTTATTAAAAGTTAATGAATCATCGCCAGCTATCAAAGAATTTATGGAAAACTTTACAGGTGGTTTAACAGATCTACAGGATCCAACAGACGTTTTTATGTCACAGCTTGAAGATGTAAACAAATCAATTGAAACTACAGCAGTTTCCTCTATGAAGAAGTTTGAAAATGCAATTATGGATGGTATAAAAAAAGGTAAATTTGCTTTTAAAGATTTTGCAAATTTTGTTATTGAACAATTATTAAGAATTGCAATACAGCAAGCAATTATAAAACCAATTGCAGGTGCTATATTCCCTGCATTACCAACCTTTAATAATGGCGGCTATACAGGCATGGGTGCCAGGAGTGGCGGGGTAGATGGTAAGGGCGGTTTTCCAGCAATACTACATCCCAACGAAACAGTTATTGATCATACAAAAGGTCAAAACATGGCCAATAATGCTACCGTTAATTTCAATATTTCTACAGTCGATGCGGC